TATTTAATCCAGAAGAAGAGGGAGTAATTGCAGACGAACTCCCTTACATGGTCTTTGCAGTGAATGGTTCTGTTTACTATGCGCCATTCCCATTGGAGCAACCAAAAGACTGGTCGCAGTACAAACTCGCAAACATCTCCCTCGACCCCGATGTCGATCAATTTGTTTTCTGTCTGGCGACACAATCGGCAAATCTCTCCACTGGTAAAAATGAGATCGTTACTCCATCCAATCGAGTTGTTTTTATTCAAGACGGGGTTTCTGCGCCTGCGTACTGGGACGGGTCAAATAAAACAGGTACGCAGACATCGAGTATTCCAACTGGATACTGGATGGCGTTTTCTGGCAACCGACTTTGGGTCTCTGACAAGAATATCGTACTTGCATCCGATCTCGGTGACCCCACCTCTTGGCAGGAACGAACAAGCGGAGCAGGACGAGGCGACTTTGCCTTTAGTCGCCCGATAACTGGAATGGTTAGCTTTGTGGGTCAGGATACCTCGACTCGATTAATTGTATTTACCGACCGATCTACATTCTCGCTGGCGAGCGGAGTACTGGATCGCAGTCAATGGACATCAACTGCAAATTTCCAAAACACTTTGTACCCAACTGTGGGGTGCATCGCGGGAAAATCGATCACATTTCAAGCGGGACAAATGTGGTGGTACTCGCAAGGCGGATTGCTCGCGGCGGATGTGGCGGCAGCATCCTATCTATCCTCGCAAGTTATTTTCAAGGATGTTGAGATGGCGAGAACGAAACAGTTTTTGTCAGGAAATACGGCAGGGATTTGCGCTACCAGTTTCGAGAATTATATTCTGGTTAGTGTACCCTATCTGGAAAAACTAAACTCGCAGACGATGGTGCTTGACTATGCCGCCGCTTCAGAATGGTCGCAGGCTCGCGTTCCAGCATGGTGCGGGGTATGGACAGGCACTCGACCCGTAGAATGGGCTACAGGCACTATTGCGGGGCAGCAAAAGTGCTTTCACTTTTCGGTCGATTACTCTGCAACATCAGACGGATCGTACAATCATCTGTGGGAGTCATTCGCACCGCAAAAATACGACTCTTATTTCGACATCGAATCAGATGGGAGTACGATTGAAAAAATCAATCGTATTTATTGTCAGATGGAAACCGCGATGCTTGGAGACCAGATGGATTTGAAGAGTTTCATTTATTCTGAAATCGATGCTTGCGAGATCGGTGGAGTTGTTGATCTCACAGTCGCATTCCGAGGCAGCAAAGGTAAGCACAAGGAGATTTTGAGAAAAAGAATCCTTGCGGTTACAGACCGAATCCAGTGGGAGGAGACCCCATATGCAAAAAGAGTCGAAGACCTTGGATATTTAAGCTCTCAATACCGCAGGCTGATTACGGAGTCATCTCAAAGGCGAACCGATTACTTAACTTGCGAAAGCGACTTTACCATCGACATCGACAAGGCTTTTAGCATTCTCATTGAATGGTGCGGACAGATGGGAGTCGAGATCGTGCGAATATTTACTGACCCATTTGCTACAAAATCGACTGGCATACCGCAAAAAGACGAATCGAAATACTGCGTATTAGGTCAAGATGGAGAGAACTTTACAATCGACTCGTTACCTGACCCGTATGCGTCTGGGAATGGCGAGCAAAAATCATGGTATGCGCGGGTATTTAAGACTGTGACTTTAACCTGCCAAAATTCATCGCCAGCAATCGCCGCAACTGCCGAGGCATCTTATATTTCGTGGGTTTCTTACGAACACGCAGAGGCGCAAGCAGGAGTCCTTGCACTGCAAGCTGCAAATGCTGCCGCGCAACAATACCGAGGAGAAAACCCTTGTTAATATGCCTTCAATAATTACAGCATCCGAACGAGTAACTGACTTCCCAAGTCGCTTTGTATTTCCGTTTTCAAACGAAAATGCGATCCCACTTTACTCTTCTATAAATTTTATTAATCCTTCGCAAAATAGTTGCTTGCCTTGTGTCGTTTGTGGCAATATTAATGATCGTATCAATGCCATTGAGGAGCAAGCGAGTAGATATCGAGACTATGTACCAAATCAGTTTGACAAAAAAAACATTGTAGTTGGAACAGTATGAAAATTAGTAATATAGAATATAAAACGATTCCAAAAGATAGTGGTGAATTTCTTGAACTTGTAGATTTTGCCGAGGAATTTGATCACAATATTGTTGAGCATCCGCAGGTAAATGTGATCGGGCATTATAAAGACGGGAAGCTATTCGGTTATTCTGACCATGTATATATCCCTGTGCTTTACCCCGCATTCCATCCTGCACATACAACTCCACGGGATGTAGTTCAATGTATGCATGATTTAAAAGTATATGCACAAGTATCTGGAGCGGCAGGATATATTGGAGTGCCACTTCAAGACGAACGCACTAATTTTACTAACCAAATTATGTCAAAACTTGGCTTAAAACGAATGCACAGAGAGCTTTTTAGTCTATAAGGAGAATTACTATGGGAGGAAGCGCACCAGCACCAGTACAGTACGATACATCAAAGATGTATACAAGGCCAGACCCGCAGGGTACTTACGACCTTTTAGCGGCATCAAGCAAATTAGCCGAAGGGAGTCTTGATTTACAACGCAAAAATGTTGATCTGGCATCTAAATCTCCTCCGCAGATGTTGTCTTACAATCCTACTGAAATTTCCAATCAGGCTTTTGAATTAGGACTTGGCAATATCTCCCGCGAACGGCAAGGCGAAGCACTTACAAATCCGTTTGCTGCTCAAATGCGTCTCGACATGGGAGAGCAGGTTGCAAAGGCGACCGACGAAGATGCGCTTGAAGACTTTTTGACCCGTTTCACTCGCGAACGAGGCATAACATCTGTTGCAGCAAGCGGAGTTGATCCCTCCAGTACAATTGGGCGATCTGCTATCTTTGATAAGACTGCCGAGGCAGGCAGAAACATGATGTTTGACAATCTTGCAAAGCGGCAAGCGTATTTGCAAGCGACTCCTGCGCCGATGGGCGGCATTGATCCCGGCGCAGCAGTTTCGGCAGGGCAAGCAGTCAAGGATGCAAATATTGGCAGCATGAATTCCTTCCAATCGCAGAACCTTCAAAACGCTTTTGGCATGGGGCAATCTTACAGCGATTATGTCAACAAAATGATGGGAGAGACCATGTCCGCAAATCAGGCAGAGCAGGCAAATCTTCGCCAGTATCAAGAACAACTAATCAACAATCTCCTCGGCAACGCTAACTCCACAAATGCCGCCAATGCCGCCGCATCTGCGGGGCAGCAGGCGCAAACGGGGTCGCTGATTGCTGGTGGTGGAGCGGCACTCGGTATTGCTGCTGCTGCTGCAATTATGATTTAATAAATGAATATAGAGCTACTGAATAAGACTATTGAAATGGCGCGACTCTGGGCTACCAATTGGCCCAAGAGCGTTGTGTTTTGGTCAGGCGGAAAAGACTCAACGGCATTACTCCACATTCTTAAATTTCGCGCAGGATTAGACCTGCCAGTGGTTCAATTTCGCGAACCAAAATTTCGCGAGCGATATGCGTATTCAGATCGACTGATCAAAAAATGGAAGCTCGCAATCTACGAGTATCCACCACTTAAAGTTGCACTCACAACTGGGCCTGATACCGAGACTGGCGAGGTTAGATTTGATATGCTCAAATACTTTCAATGGGGGCAAAAATGTATGGTCATGTCCCTCGGAACAGAACGACCCAAAGAAGGCGAGGACTTTTTGTGCGGCGTTAATGACTTCCTGTTGCGTCCTACAGGAACTTTCCATTGGCCTTGGAATGCGGTGCATATTGGGACGAAAAATACCGACACAGACCTGATTAAAGGGCAGGTAGCCGTGACCACCCACATTCGCCATGCGGACGGGTCTCCTGTGAGCTTGTATTTGCTCCGAGATTGGACTGACAAGGATGTTTACGATTATCTTGAGTACTCTGGGATTGAGCCAGACGAGACACGCTACATTAAAACCGAAAAAGGATGGGGAAACAATCCTGACAAATCGCTCAATGCTGATTTTTATCCTGCTTGTTTTAATTGCGTTGATCGCCACCAAGGAAAATATGTAGACTGTCCCAAGCTCAAGGCAAAAATTACCAATGTATCACATCTCGCGCCCTACGAAGATATCGTCATCCCTGACCTTGGATTTCGCGCTATAGACTGGAGTAAATGTACGACTGCCAAAAATGCGGAGCGTGTTGCTCCTACAAGTGGTCATGGCCGATCCTCAAACGAGACAGGTCAGACGCAACAGGCATCTCGCAGGAAATGCAAAGATTCGACTACCCGCTGATGAAGACCGAAAATAACAGATGCGTAGCGTTGAGAGGCGAAGTTGGCGTTTCCGTTGCGTGTAGCGTTTACAATGATCGACCTGATGCGTGTAGGAAGTTTGAAGTGGGGTCAGAACTGTGTAACGAAGCAAGAAGAAAGGTAGGGATACTATAATGGGAGGAAATGCGTTTTCAAAAACGATGACAAAAATCGTTGACCCATTTAATTGGTCTCCAAAAGTATCTAAAAGTTGGTTTGGAAAATCAATGAAGGCAGTAAGTAAAGTCGTTGATCCGCTTAACATTGTTGATCCAATGTCAGTGCTGCCAACATCTGCTGCAATGGGTAAAAAGCCATATCAATTTGATACTACATATGGTGGAGCGGCACAAAAATGGCTCGGAATTAATCAGAAAAGCCCATACATTCCACCGAAAACAAAAATTCCTGAATCACCTAAATTTAATAACAAAGTAATGATGTCAAATTTGCTTGAGCAACAGAAAAAAACAGACGCTCAATCACTTTCTACTATTAAAGATTCTTTTGCTGCTCAAAACGCTATGCAGCAATCAAATGTTGACGCAAATATGACCAGATCAACATCACAACCATTAGGGTTTCGCGCTCCAGTTAAAACGACTTTTACTCCAGCAAATACTTTTTCTGCACCAGATACTAAAGGGTTGACATTCGGTGGAGGTTAAACAACAATACAACAACAATGAAAGGAATATAATTATGGGAGGAGGAGGACAACAAGGCCCAAGCAAGGGGCAAATTCAAGCGCAGCAAAATCAAGAGCGAGCGATGATGGAAATGAATATGCAAATGCAACAGCAGCAAATGCAAATGCAACAAGATATGCTGAAAGCACAAATAGAAGCGGCTGAAAGACAGAGAATTGCCGCAGAAGAGGCGGCAAGGCAAGCGGCGATCCAATCGCAATCTTCAATGGCGCAACAAGCTGCACAACAAAATTTTCAGGATATTGACCAAAAGTTAACAGGCAAAAATACAATGCAAGAATTTGCCGATCAAAATGCAGCAAATGCATATGGTAAAAGCCTCACAACAGGTGCTGAAAATGTAACTGGCGATTTTGATTTTTCAAAAACAAAACAAGGAGCGTTACAACAACTCGGAGCGGCATCAGGAACTCTACCGCAGACAGATGCAAATTTATTGGCAAATATTTACGGGCTTAATCCAGCCGCAACTACTGCTGCTAACGCACTTAACAAAACGGGTGCTACGAAGCAACAAGGTCAATATATTATGCCAAATACATCAGGATTAACTTTTGGAGGAACTTAATTATGAAGTACAAAGTAATTGGTTTAGACGGCAAAACAAAAGTATTTTCAGACAATGAAAATCTTTATTTGCAAAAAACTCCTCAAGAAATATTTGCAGAGAAAAAACTGGCATATGACAGCAGTAAACCAGTTTCAAAGCCATTAAAAAGTAGTTTTGGTGTTAAAACAATTCCAGTTTTAAAAGTTGGTTCATCAGGATACAAGCAAGCAGTCAAGAAATTTACGCCAGAAGGGTTTTCTGCATACAAGAAAACTGATATTGATCCAAACAGAGTTACGCCAAAAGGATTTGAGCAAGGAACAAATTACAATAACTATAAACTACGGCAAAATGAAATAAAAAGTGATCAATTTGCAGAAAAAACAAGAATTGACTCATTAATCGAGCGTCAAAGGCAAGATGCAAGGCTTAAAGCGTCTGAAAATGAATTTGATGTTAAGGAAAAGTTAAATAAAACGCTTAATGCACCCGTTCAAAACCAAGGCGTACTACAACCAATTCCTTACATATCAAGTGGATCGTCTCCCGAAGTATACAGTAAAATAGCATATCAAGGTGGCAAACAAAAACAAACACCTACTTCAAACATTGTTACTCAAATGGGAGGCAACTCTGGGGCAATGACTGCGCCCTCGCCTTCTGGGAGTCAATCTAATCCTATTGTTCCACCCAACCCTCAAGTTTTAAATCAATTGAATAAAACTAATAATAGCGCAAATACATCGAATTTTCAAATGCCAAACACATCAGATTTAATATTCGGAGGAACATAATATTATGGGTGGAAGAAGTAAAAAAAGCAGCAATAGTAATCAGGGTAACAGCAACAGTTCTAACTCTGGCAGTTCATCTCAAGATAAGGCAATGCAACAGCAGCAGCAGGCGTTTGCAAAGCAGCAAGCTGACGCTCTTGCGGCACAAAAGGCGGCACAAGAAGCGGCAATTAAAGCAGCAGAAGAAGCTGCACGGCAACAAGCAATTGCGTCTCAATCCGCAAACGCTCGCTCGCTTGCTACTACTAATCAACAGGAGGTTGGAAATAAATTGGCTACAACGCT